TAGATAGTCTTTAAGTAATTCGCTATCAGGACGATGATTATAAACATATAATAAAATAGTTTCGTTTGCTCTAGGACGTTGTAATAGTGTTAATTTTTTAGTTGTAGTATTCCATTTAAATTCAATGAATGATCCAAACATTCTACCTACTAGTTCTTGGTACTGACTAAACATATCGTATGTTGCTAGTCCTCCTAAGTTAGAACTTGATAGTAAGTATGCGTTTGTGTATGCTAAACTGAAAGGATCAAATAAACTTCCTCCACCATTTTCGCCGCTGTCATAAAGTTTTATATTTACAACATCTCCAGTAGTTAATCCTGTGTTAAACGTAATAGATCTTGCATCATTATCAGTAGAATAATCTGTAGTAACTGTTCCATTAATTGTTACTACAATAGATTGTACTATTGCTAAATTATAATTTACGTTGAATACTTGCTGAGAGTCTGTTGAAATTAGCGTAGTTGAATAAATTGGACCTCCTGATGCTGAGGTACTTGGACGTGATCCTATACTTCTACGAAATGACTTACGAACTTCTACTACTTCATTTGGTAATGTATACTCGTTTTGATCAACTACAGTATCCATAAACAAATAGCTTTCTTCTACTGAGTTATCACTACGTTGTCTAAATTTACTAAGCGATTTAGTTAAAGCAGTTTCGTAATGTATAGGGTCTAGTTCAACATCAACCATACCTCCGCCTAAGAAAGCATTTACATAGTCAAATATTGCTTGTTTTTGTGTTTGTTCAACTGCCATTTAAGTTTTCTCCGTCATAGTATTTATCGTAGTTGCTATCGTTACGATAAATATGTATATGCCAAGATTAAGTTTATATAAACCAGAACGCGGAAAAGACTTTGAATTCTTAGACCGCCAAATTAATGAAATGTTCACTATAGGTGGAACAGACCTGTTTGTCCACAAATATACTGGAACAAATGATGGGACAACAGAAAAAGATCATACGCAAATACAAGATATGGTCTTTATGGAAAATCGAGATCGAAAATACGATAAAGACATTTACACTATTCGCGGAATATACAATGTACAAGACATTGATTTTGACCTAAGCCAATTTGGTTTGTTCTTAAGCAATGATACTTTGTTTATGACTGTGCATATTCAAAGCAGTGTAGAATCAATTGGGCGTAAACTTATGCCTGGTGATGTTATAGAACTTCCTCATTTAAAAGATGAATATGCAATGAATGATTTTAGTGTAGCACTAAAACGTTTTTATGTTATTGAAGATATTAATAGAGCCGCAGAAGGCTTTTCACCAACTTGGTATCCACACTTATATAGACTTAAATTAAAACAAATAGTAGATAGTCAAGAATACAAAGATATACTCGACTTACCAGCAAGTGAAGACTATCCTGAAGATGGAACATTACGTGATATATTAAGTACTTTTGAAGCAGAGATGCAAGTTAATAATGCAGTAGTGTCCGAAGCAGAAGCAAATACTCCTAAAAGTGGGTATGATGTCGATAGTAATTTTTATACATTAGCCGCAGACGAAACTACAGGTAGAGCAAAATTACAGCAAGTTGATGCCGACGGTAGTACTATTACTGATAAAGCAACTCCTACATCGCACGGTTATAATGGTTTATTAATTGGTGACGAATTTGCCCCTAATGGTAGTAATTTTTCAAGTGGTATTAGTTTTCCATTAGGTAGTACAGAAGGTGATTATTTTTTACGTACAGACTTTTTACCGCAGCGTATGTTTCGATGGGACGGTAAGCGTTGGCTTAAGGTACACGATGTTAAGAGAGCTCCATTGAATAATGACACTCCAAATACATTACGTGGATCATTCGTTAATGACGTAAACACCTACTTGTATAATACTCCAATAGCAACTGACTTTATAAGATTAAATGTTGGTGCAACAGAACTTGAAACCGAAATTGCATATATGACTGCAAAATATATTCAATTAGAATTTACTGATAGCCTTGCACAGGACGGAAGGTTTGTATTAAACTATGACACTGCATCAAATACTAATATGCTATCATCGTATACAGGATCAGACGGCAGTACGCAATTTGTAAAAATTACGTTGCCTGCAAATGCTGTTAAATACGAAGGACTATATACATTAACCTTACATAATACACGAACACAGCAGCGACAATCGATATCACAGGCGCTACGACCACAGGCGGATAATTAATGCAACATTTTTATGACGGACAAATAAGAAAATACCTTGTGCAAATTATGCGCTTAATGAGTAATTTTGGGTATAAAACAGGTGACGGTACTGAGGTTAAAGTTCCGGTTATGTATGGCGATATTACTAGACAAGTAGGATCAATATTAAGAGACAATTCCGAAAACAAAATACCAAGTGCGCCGCGTATGGCAGTATATATTACTGCACTAGAAATAGATCGTGACCGAACTAGTGATTCTAGTTTTGTAGGTAAAAGACACGTTAGAGAACGTGCTTACGACGAAGCAGGAAAAGAATACGAAGATTTTCAAGGACGTAATTATACAGTCGAACGTTTAATGCCAAGTCCCTATAAACTAACAGTTAATGTTGACATATGGACTACTAACACAACAATGAAACTACAGATTATGGAGCAAATATTAATGCTGTTTAATCCTAGTTTAGAAATACAAACTACAGATAACTATCTTGATTGGACTAGCTTAACAACTGTAATGTTAGACAGTATTAATTTTAGTAGTAGATCTATTCCTATAGGAACTGAAAGCGAAATTGATGTTGCTAGTTTAACATTTTCGACTCCTATATACATTAGCGCACCAGCTAAAATAAAACGCCTCGGCGTTATTACTGATATTGTTACTAGCATATTTGACGGCGACGGATACGTTGACTTTGAATCAATGTTAGAAGGTACTAATCTATTCAGTATCGGAGGACACACTTCGTCTAGAGTAGAAGGTAATGACAATGTAGTAGATTCCGGAGTATTTCCAAATGACGGAAACGGTGAACTTGAAATATCTAGTCAAGTTACACGTCATTCAAAAGCTATAGTTGATAATCCGTTGCAAGAACGTATACTACTAATGAACGGTAATGCTTCGATACTTACAAATGGATTGCCAGGTGATGCAAAATGGTCAACTTATATCGATGCACTCCCAGGAAAATATCAACCTGGTTTAAGTATTATCTATTTAAGAAAGCCAGATGTAAATGGATTAATTGCCGGAAGAATTACTCTTAATCCGTTGGACGAAACACAACTAGTTATTGACTTTGATAGAGATACATTACCTAGCAATAATACTATACAAGGTCCTGCTAGAGACACAAATCAATATTCTAGCATTGATTATATAATTGATCCGTTACGTTATGATCCTCAATCAGATACTTCAAAAGCAGGGGTACGTTTATTATTACTTGGTGCTATTGGTAGTACTACAAATACCGACGGAGCTGATGCTTGGAAGAATGCTGATAACACAGACTTTGTTGCAGGCGCAAATGATATAATTGAATATGACGGATCTAAATGGAATATTATATTTGATGCAAGTAAAGACTATTTGCCTTATAATGACACAACTATTACAAAACTATATACTACAAATCTTAACACAGGCGTACAATATTACTGGGACGGTGATCAGTGGTTACTAAGTGTTGATGGAGAGTATGCCAAAGGTGACTGGTCGATTAACTTATCTGGCTAATTACTAGTATGAGTAAGATAGTTTGTAGTGGTGCGCTTTTCTATGCACTAGACACAAAAAGATTTTTGTTTTTACACCGTGCTAATGGTAAAACTTCTGGTACTTGGGGACTTGTAGGTGGCGGGAACGAATTAGGTGAATCACCATTTGAAGGGTTAACCCGTGAGATACAAGAAGAAGTTGGCGACTTACCTAAGTTTGTAAAAACTATACCTTTAGAAACATTTGTATCTAATGATGAAAAATTTAATTTTCATACATATCTTGTTGTTATAAAAAAAGAATTTTTGCCTAATCTAAATAACGAACACGACGGTTATGCTTGGACTAGTTTTGGTAAATGGCCAAAAACATTACATCAAGGACTACGTAATACATTACAAAATAAAACTAACCTTACTAAATTACAAACTGTATTTCAAGTTATAGATTTATTAGAGGAATAAATGGATAATATTAAAGAACACGAATGGGGAAGAGAAATAGTATGGTCTGCAAAAGAAAATTACTGTGGTAAAATATTAGTTTTTGAAAAGGCCGAAAAGTCAATGCCATTACATTTTCATAAATCAAAAGAAAAAAGTTGGTTTGTGAATGCAGGTGCATTTTTAATTACTTGGGTAGACACAGCTGACGGCAAGGCTTATTCTAAAGAGTTGCCCGAGGGAAGTGTATTTGAAATACCAGCACTTACACCGGTTAAACTGCAAGCATTACAAGATAATAGTGCTATGGCCGAATGCAGTAATAGTTCCGAAGACGATTTTTATAAGATTGGATTATAATGTTAGATTCATTAAAGAACAATAAAAATATTCAAAAAGAAATTAAATTATTTAAAAGTATAATTAATCAAATTGAAAATAAATCTTTGCAACAAACTGCACAAACTACACTAGACAAATTACTGTCTGAAATATCTATAGTAGACGGAATGCATAGTGTGTCTTCTGGAATAGATATTAAACCAAAAAAAGTTAGAGAAAATGTTGAAAATATTGCTAAGTTAAGAGGCGTTCTAAAACAAATAGTAAAAGATTCTAGATAACACTTAGTCTTTTAAGTACAATTCCGCCAACCATAGCTGAATGGGATTGACATTGATATCTATAAGTTCCGCTTATATTTTCAGGAATTCTCCAATACAATGTACCACTAGATTTTCCTTGAGCATTAGATCCTGTACTTACTGTGCCAGTTGCTGAAACGTGTACTAGTCCGGTATTATAAGGGGAGCTAGTTGGATCTTGTATTTCAAATGGATGTCCTGGAATATTATCTAAATCAAATGCAATAGTAGTACCTGATAATGCATATATAGTTGGGTTACTTCCGCTGTAATGACTGTCAAATGTATACGATCCTGCACTTACATTATCAACTCTTAACATCACTATTGCTGGCTCATAAATTTTATCTATTGTTAAACTAGCTGTTGTAGCATCACTTAACGTAGTAAAACTACTAGCACCTGCACTAACTGTACTTGCAATAGTTACAGTACTTCCACTTGTGGTTAAACTAATTCCTGTGCTGGCAGCTAAAGTTAACGTAGCAGTAGAATTAATAGCATTAACATTAGGTTGTCCACTAACTGCAACAGTACTAAATGCGTTTTGATTTGTTTCGCCTGATTGTGCTACCCAATCAAAATCTGATCCTGTCCAACTTAATACTTCACTTGTTGATGCACTAGATGTATTAAG